ACGATATTTGCTACAAAGGAACAAAATGAAATATCAAATCATAAACGGAAATAATATAGATGTCTTGAAGACATTTCCCGATAACCACTTTGACAGTATTGTCACTGACCCACCATATGGCATAGACTTCTTAGGTAAGTCCTGGGACGCCAACACTGGAGCATTAGAAACATATCAAGAATGTTTGCGTGTGTTAAAACCTGGAGGACATATATTAGCCTTCTCCGCAGCCAGAACATATCATCATCTTGCTATTACATTAGAACAAGCAGGCTTTGAGATCCGTGATCAAATAATGTGGATCTATTCAAGCGGCTTTCCTAAATCGCAGGATATTGGCCGTAGTATTCAGCGTAGTCTCGGCATTAAAGAAACTAAAACTAAAAAAGCATTAAATGGTTATGCTAAAGAACAAACTGCCCACGGTGCACAACGAGTAGGAGATGTCACTAAAGATGATTATGAAAAAGAAATAACATCCACCATCTGCACTGATCCAGAAGCACAAAAGTGGGAAGGTTGGGGCACAGCACTAAAGCCAGCACACGAACCCATAGCATTGGCCCGCAAACCTATTAAGTTAAGCATAGCAAAGAATTGTCAAAAGTATGGAGTTGGTGCATTGAACATTGATGCTACTCGTATTCCTATGAGCGATGAAGATATAGAAAAAGATCGTATTTGGAAAGAGCGTTATAGTGCGGGAAACACAGGTGCTCCTACATTCGCCGAGGATGATATTGACGAACAACGAAAAGTGTTAGGTGGAAAAACATTAGATCCAGTAACTGGACGCTTCCCGAGTAATGTTCTCGGTGAAATCCCAGACTATCAAAAGTATTTCTACTGCCCAAAAGTCAGCCGCAAGGAGAGACACGTGGGTTATGACCTAAACAAAGTTCCTACTATAGAACATAACAATCCAGATACAATACACTTACATCCATTATGGACTCCGGCTATTGGTAAGAATGTCTATAGATTAAAAGAAGCCATTGAAAAACATAACAATGAAGTGCCTGAACCATTGTTTGGTAATGTTCAAGGCTGTTATGGACCAGATGGAGAAAGATTCGCTGTAGGTTTAGACAAAGCCGCTAAAGGCAACAATCACCCCACAGTCAAACCCATTGAACTTATGAAGTATTTGATTAAGTTAGTTACACCAAAAGGCGGTATTGTATTAGATCCATTCAACGGAAGTGGATCAACAGGTTGTGCCGCAGTAGAACTTGGCTGTGAATATGTGGGCATTGAACTTGATCCTGCCTATGTAGAAATAGCAACTAAGCGTATTGAGGCTTGGAATAAAGATGATTCAACATTTAAGGAGATATTTGAATAATGCAACAATATGTTACCCCACACCCAGGACGCACTGGTCCAAACTTAGTTAACACTGATCTTTATAAGATGCATTGCATCAAACATGAATACAGTCCTGATGAATTTGAAATCCTAATTGAACGATGGATACCAGAAACAGGTTGGTCCAGAACACAGCTAATGTTAAGCAAAGCACAGTTAGACAAGTTCCAATCAATTTTAGCAAAGTAATCTACGCTAAATATTAGATTAAGGAAACAATCCATGGCTATAAAGAAATCCTACAGTGAATTAACTGTGCCCTTACAGAAAATGACATTTACGCCAGATGTGCCATCAAGTGCGTTAGCGCCAAATGAATACAATATTGGTGAGAATGTTGAAACAGATGTTAGAGGGATAAGATCAGTATTAGGTGAAATAGAAATATTAACTACAGTGCCTGGCACTCCAACATTTGTCACAGGCGGTTATCGTCAAAGTGACTATGTTGCTGGCACACCAGATCCAGAACATAAGTTTTGGTTTATCGTAGCTACAGACGCTGGCAATTGGTATGCTAACAATGGTGTCACAGGTTGGTTAGACATTACGCCTATCTCAGCCACAGGCTTTAAGAAAGATGACTACACACAGGCAATCAACATTACAGATTCATGGAACGGCACTATTCCTATCTTTAATGACACATTCAACGCTCCATTCTTTTGGCCAGATGAACCAGGTGCTCCTAAACTAGTATTATACAAACAAAACATTCCTCCAAAGAGTATCAACACTATTACTGTAGGCACAGGCACTTGCACAATAACAGTGAGTTCAGCTTACACTACTGTGCCATTTGCCGCAGGCGATAAGATACTGATCACAGATGTCAATAACTTTTTCAATGGCACATTTACAGTTGTATCAGCAACAACTACAACGATAACTTATACTGCTATTCCAGGTGCTGCCTATCCTGGCGGACCATTAGGCACAGTCAGTGCCGCTTATACTTGGAACTATAATCCAAACTGGCAAAGTTTAACAGCAGGCTTTGTTCGTTTATATTCAACACCTAATGTAGGTAATATTTTAGTAGCAGGTAATTTAACAGCAGTGCCACAGCGTAATCTATTATGTGATGTAACTTCAGGATCAGCAACAATTGTTTGCACAAACGCTACCTCAGATTTAGTGGGTGCTAATGTAATAGGCACTGGCATTCCTTCAGGTGCTACAGTAATTTCAGTATCAGCAGGTGTTAGTGTAACTATTAGCGCAAACGCTACAGCCACAAACGCAGGTATCACAGTTAGTTTTGGTCTAACAACTGTAGAACGCTATCCTGTTACTGTAGCATGGTCGCAGGCATTTGGTTTGAACCAAGCACCACAAACTTGGGAACCAACTAACCTTAATGTGGCTAACCAAGTTGAGATTCCAGTTAGAGGAGAAGTTCTAGATGGATGGCCAAGTAATGGTCAGTTCTATCTTAACAGTTATTGGGACACAGTTGTTCTAAGTCCTTTAAACTATTCAACAACCAATGCGCCTATTTTGGGTATTAGATTGTTTAATCAAGGTCGTGGTATGTTAACTGCTAACTGCTGGGCCAACAGTGACAATGCTGTGTATGGTATTGATGCTCGTGACATTTGGGTCTTTGATGGCAACAGCTTTAGAGGTATTGGTAACCAGCGTGTCAAACATTTCTTCTTTGATCAAATCAATCCAGCATTTGTAGATCGTGTTTATGTAGAATGTAACACAGAAAAGAATCAAGTAGAGATTTATTATCCAGATCAGGATGTAGGTGTTGATGGTGTGCCTAACAAGATGATATCATACAGATATGATTTAGACATATGGAATCCTCCACGCTTTGTAGCCAAAGCAACTTATGCCTGTGAAAGTCCAGTATGGACTGACACTTATACCTTTACTGAATTAAATCCTACTAACATCACAGGCACTGGCACTGGTTTAGAAGTAACAATAGTAAACACTGGATCAGTTTATTCTGTCAGTGAAATTTCAATTGGTGGTTCTGGTTATGCTATAGGAAATACTGTTAAAGTTTTAGGCACACTATTAGGTGGAGCAACCACAGCCAACGACTGCACCTTGACAGTTACAGCAGTAAATGCCTTAGGTTCAGTAACAGCATTAACAGCCGCAGGCACAGGATTATTAAATTGGACATACAACAATGCCAGTCGCGGTATGGTCTATGCTGTAGGTGATGCAAGTAAGAAACTAATACAAAAAGACATTGGCTTTAGATTTGTAGATGATCAAGTTATTAGTTCTACATTTAGACGAGACAACTTAAAGCTGGTCAAAGACTATTCAAGTAAAGTTTTAGTTCATCGTATTCTTCCTGAGATCGTTAACTTGAATGCCAACAACGTAGAAATAGATCCAACAGTAAATCCAGAGTTAGTGGGCAATGTAGAGTTTAAGATAGAAGGTGCTAACTCAGTGGGACAAAGTCCAATATTCCAAGTAACGCAGAGTTTAACCACAGACACTGATTATCCTTGGGTTCAAATTAATCAAAACGCACATAGAGTGGACAGCATTGAGTTTACCAATGATCCAGAAACACCTGACACAATATGGATGTGTAATGCTATTTCATTCCAGTTCGCTGAGGTGGAGGACGATAGATAATGGTTTATCCAGTAACAGCCAATACCGCAGAACTTGTAGATGGTGTTAATCAAGCACTGGCAGGTCCCAGTGGTTTGGGACAAGGCTTTGCTTATTTTAACAGCAATGGTCTAACACAGTATGATCTAACTGGAAACTTTAGACAACCCTATGCACTGCTAAACACTGGCAGTCCAGGTGTGCCTTTAGTTAATCTTTATGTAGCGCCAATATCATTAAGCACAGCAGAAATGTTAGATGAAAGAACTTGGAAGTTTACATTTACTACACCATTAGTGGGCACTGAACCTTTTGTGCCTGGACAGCCTATAACAGTCAGTGGTGTTACAGATCCTTACTATGATGGCACTTATGCTCCTATAGGTGTTATAGAATGCACATTGACTTATGTTATAGCAAGAACAAATAGTTCATATCCTGTTGTAGCATCAAGCACTGGTGGCACAGTAGAACTTACCAGCATGGACTATCTAACTTCAACAGACTGTTTAGCTCGTGCAACTGTGTTAGGTAATCAACAGTCAGTGATTATTAGTAGCCAACTTAACGCTGAGTTATTCATTGCTGCCACAGGTGTAGGCAGTTATTACTATAAAGTCAGCATTAACAGATATGTAGCCATACCTAACAATGATCCAACTAATCCAGACTTTGTCTTTGTTTTAGATAATGCCACAGGTAGGCCAAGTTCAACATTAGCATATAAAGAATATTTGATATCAGCAACAACTATAAGCTCACAAGTAGAAACAATCTTTACCAGTATCATTGATGAGCCAGGTATTGGTTATTATCAATACATTTTAGAAGTAGAGTTCAGTGACAACAGTGGCGGCAACATAGTTACCAATGCCATACTAACACAGCGCAGTCTAAGCGCACAGGTATTCAAACCGTAAAAAAACTAAATATTAGAAATAAGGAATAATAGCATGGCGTTTTATGATGATCAATCGTTAGGATATATGGATATAGATGGTGGCTTTGGTGACTTTGACTATGACTATGGCAATGACTTTTTAAGTCCCACTGATGGTGGTTATCCAGGAGGCATTCCAGGCTATGATGATTATGTCATTGGAGAACCTGCGCCAGTGTCAGGACCAGTAGCACCAGATGTTTATGATCCCTATGCCGACGAAGGTCCAAGCCAAACAAATCCAGATGTAGTGGGCATTGACAACACAGTGCCTGACAGTGGTGAAATTGTTATCACAGATGATCGTCCAGTTCAGCCAGATGACATTCCAGACATGGGCGAGATTATCATTGAAGGTTCAACTCCCAGAGAAACTCAACCCGATGTTGTTATAGATAGATTAGACTTTCCAGATTTAGAACTACCAGACTTAACACCTTACTTGCCAGAAGAAGATGTTCCTGAAATGGAAATAGTAGATACTCGTCCTGTTAAACCAGTTGAAGAAGACATTCCTGAAATGGAAATAGTTGATACTCGTCCTGTTGAAGAAGACATTCCTGAACTGGAAATTGTAGACACAAAACCAGTAGTGCCTGAAGAAGTTGTAGACACACTTCCTATTTTTGTTAATCCTTTAAACAATTTTGGTCCTATTGATAATATTGCGTTAGCAGATTCTTTTGACGCATCAAATAAAATAACATTGCCCACTGTTGTTACACCAGTTACGCCTGTTGTGCCAAAACAGCCTAGTGATGGATTCTTAAATCCAGGTATGATTGACACTACACCTTTCTACAAAACTACTAATGACACACAAAGCAAATACTACTGGGGCGACCGTCCACTACAATATGGTGCTGAGTTTAATCCTAATACTTGGAATGATGTGCCTAATGCTCCTAAAACAGCTTGGGGTGTTCAAGAGTTTGGTCGTCCTATGTCATTACAACAAGCCATGGGCATACTACAAGGCACAGCAAGTTATCCTGAACTATCGCCTGCAGAGCAAGCGTATCTAGTAATGTTAGATCCACAAGCACAAGAACAGTTTCTGACACGCAAAGGCCTAGTTAAGAAACGCTAAATATAACATTAAAGGACAAAGAATATGAGCGACATTTTCAGCGGAATATTTGGAGATACTAAAGAAACAAGTGTTAGTTATCTTCCACAACAAATAAAAGACATTGAAGCAACTAACAAGTTTAAAACTGATGTTATGATGCCAACATACAAAGACTATATTGGCGAAACTAGAAATGTCTACGAACGATCATTGCCAGGTATGACCAAAGCCGCACAAGGTGGCGCAGGTTATGCGGGACAAGTTGGTGAAACATTGGGTAGCACAGGTGAAGCCGCAGCCAGATCCGGTATTTCAGGATATCAAAGTTTCTTAGATCCCAACTATGGCAAAGAACAGTTTGCTGCCGCAATGGCTCCTATTCAAGGACAGTATCAAACTAACTTGGCTAACCAAGGTGCTATGTTTGGTGGAGCTGGACAGTTGGGTTCAAGTCGTCAAGCACTGGCAGGCGCACAAGCCGCAACAGGCGCACAGGCAGCACAAATGCAAGCAGCCGCTGATGTTATGCGTGATATCAACAACCAACGCTTACAAGCAAGTCAAGGACTAACAGGTGCTGGTCGTGATTACTTAACAGCAGGCTTAGGTGCTAAACAATCACAGTTAGGATTCGCAGAGCGTCCTATGGATTGGATTGGACAAGCAGGTAAAAATCTTGGCTATGTTCCAAGTCAAATGTATACTCCACAGTATCCAGGACAGCAAAGCACAAGCACTACTGAAACTAAGAGTCCAGCTGGTATCTTAGGCGGTATCTTTGGAAAACTATAAGGAACAAACATGGCAGCATACGATGAATTCGGTAATTACACAGGCTATGATGATAGTTATAGCAGTCCTGTTGACCCTTACGCTATTGACGAAGAAGAACGACGCCGAGAAGCATTAAAGCGTCAATTAGAAGAACAACAAAGACAAGAAGAACAACTTGCCAGCGAAGTTAGTCGCAAACAAGAAATAACAACATATGGTGATGGTAGTAAAACAGTTACTACTAAGCAAGAAGTTCCTGCTGGACAGCCAGTAAGACCAGTTGCTCCCACAGACTACAATCAGAGAATAGCAGGAATGGAAAGTGGCAGTCGTCCTGACATTGGTTACCATGCGCCTGGTAAGTCAACGGCATATGGCACTTATGGTATGACTGCCGCTGGCTATGAAGATGCTCGTAGACTAAATCCTAACTTGCCTGCTAACATTACACAAGCTACACCAGAACAGCAAACGGCTGCTCAAGATGCTTATACACAACAAAACGCAAAATACTTACAAAACTATGGTGTTGAAGTAAATCCAAATACATTAGCAGCCGCTCACTTTCTAGGTGCTAAAGGATTAAGTGACTACTTAAAAACAGGCACTATCAGTGAAGCCGCAGCCAGAGCCAATGGTGGCTTTGAAAATGTAAAGCGTATTGTAGATCAACGCTTAGGTGGAGCAATGGCTCCAGCCAGTGGTGCTGCCAATTTAATGCCAGGTGAATCTGCTGGTATGCCAACACAGCCTATTGCTCCAGAAGCACAGCCAGCATTTACTGGTCAAGGTATTAGAGCACCTAGCCAACCAGCAATGGCACCTGCTGTTGAAACTAAACCATTCATTGAACAATATCAAACTGCTCAAAATGATCCAGCAGAGTTAATGAAATTAAGCAGTGATGAAACAGCACCTGAATGGATGCGTGAACGCAGTCGTAACCGTGCAGCAGACATTATTACACAACAGCGTGAATTGGCTAATGCACAAGAAAAGTTAGCCACAGCAACTCCAACTGAATTAGCCAAGTATATGCGTGAAAAGACCACAGGTGGTAGTTGGATTAAAGCAATCTTTTATGCCAGCATAGGTGCAAAAGCATTGGCACAAGAAGAAGGTGCCAAGTTAGGTATTGGCACAGAAAAAGTTGTCACAGACGCAAATGGTAAAGCCAACATTATTAAAGTGTCCAGCAATGGCACACCATTAGAAGGTTACAGTGCTGAAACTGGTAAGAAGTTAACAGCAGAAGAAATGATTTCAGCAATTGGTGGAGCCACAGCAGGTAAAGTAAGCACAAGTGCTGAACAGTTCCAAGACAAAGATGGTAATATCTATCGTAGCCAAAGTGATGAAAAAGGCAAACTCGTAATGAGAAATGCTGTCACAGGTGAAATATATAAAGGTGATCCAACTAAACTAAGTCGTGTTCGTGATGTAGCAGGTCAGGCTGCTGATGAACGCAAGCAAGGCTACAAGCGTGAAAATGATGCTACAGCATTTGCTAACAATATTAGAAAACTTGATTATGACAGCAAGTTAAAAGCAGTTGCAGACTTTAGACAAGCCGCTATCAATCGTGGTGAGCCAGACTTAACAGATGCTGAACTAAGTGCAATGGGTGTTACTCGTCCAGACTTAGGTCAAGTTAAAGCACCTACAGCGGCTCCAACAGCACCAGCACAACCTGCGATGGCACAAGCACAACCAGGTGCTCCAGTAGCACCAGTTGCTCCAACAATGACTCCAGGTGCGCCACAAGCAGTTAAACCAGTAGCGCCAACGGCTCCAGGCACAAGTGTTACAGGTCGTATTACACCAGAAGCAATGAAGCGAGCAGAAGCAGAATCAAAACTACAGCGTGAAGCAGAAAGCGCAGTCAGTGTTGATGAAATGAAACGCTACAATGAATACATTGAAAAAGAAATACAGCCAAAAGCAGACGCAAGTAAAACAATTAGTCGTGTTCGTAGAGAACAAGTTAATGGTCCAGAAGGTATTCTAAACAATCCTGAAATTGCTGGCTTACTAAGTGGCAGTCAAGGTGGTGAAGTTGGTAATATCTTGCGTGACTTGATCACAGGACAGTTTAAGGATCAAGCAGACTTATCAACTCGTGTAGCCGCATTGAACTTAACACCTCGTCAAAAGGATGTATTGTATACACAGATTGGTTTAAACAATCAAATTGCTCCATTAACATTACGAGCAAATGCTGGTCCAGGTGCTGTGTCTGATGCTGAACAAAAAGCCAACAGAGAAGCTAATGTGGACATTAGTCGTCAACCATTGTATTCTGGCTTAACCTTAATGACTAGAGACCAGTTTGAAAAAGATAAGAGCATTGCTAAGAATGATTTCCGTAGTGCTAACCCAGAGATCCGTAAAACAGATGCGCTTAACAAAGCATGGGCCACACAGGAAAAGCGAGCCAATGAAGCATATGATAGTATCTATGCCGCAAGAGCCGCTTACATTGCTAAACACAATCCAAACAATACTAATCCTGGTGCTGTGGTTGATGCGTTTAAATATTATCCAGTGCCAACATGGAATGGTAGCAGTTGGGACTATGGAACTGAGTATGCTAAGAAAGCCGCTCGTAAGCCTTTAGGCAGTTTTAACAATTAAGGAAACAATATGGCATTTGATCGTGAAGCAGCCAAAGCAGAAGGTTATACAGATGATGAGATTAATGCTTATCTTCAAGCAGAAGCAGAAAAGAAAAAACAAACAGCACCAGCAGTAGATGTTGGTGAACCTCCTGCACCACAAACTAAGATTAACACTGTTGGCACTAGTGCCGAAGCAGTAGGAACAACAGCTGGATTGGCAGTTGCTCCTTATGTGTTACCAGCCGCTGGTGCTGCCGCAGCCGCACTAGGTGGTAGTAAACTATATGGTGCTTGGAACGCCAGTGCTCAAGCAGCCAAAGCACTTGCTGATGCTAAGTTAGCCAGTGAACAAGGTATTGCTCAACGAGCCGCAATGAAAGCAGGTGGTGCTCCTAGTATGCGACCAGTTGCTCCAACAGCAACTTACAATGTGCCTACAAGTAACATGCCACAGATGCGAGCACCATTACCTACGGCACCAGTTGCTCCTGCAGCAGGATCAGTATTGGGTCCAGTAGCACCCGCAGGTATGCCAGCTACAGTTACACCTCAAAGTCCTAGCATTATAGCACAGATGCGAGCATTTGCTGCCAACAAAGTATTGCCAATGGCTGGTAATTTGGCTAAAGGCAGTGTTGGTCCTGGACTTGCAATGTATTCCGGCGGTTTAAATACTAACGAAGAAGAAGAATTGCGTCGTCGTAGAATGATGCCACCAACTATAACGAGATAATATGACAACAGCACTACAATTAACTAAAGTATTCAATGACAACTTTGTTGCGTATTTCCGCAGTCATGTAGCACATGTAAACATTGTTGGTAGAAACTTTCAAAGCGATCACACATTGTTAGGTGAGATCTACGAAGACTTACAAGCACAGATTGACACTATTGGTGAACTGCTACGCAGTATAGATGAGTTTATGCCCGATGATATCTATCTTGTATTAGACACCAGTGAAATACCCACTGATGCTATCAGTGGTAAAGCAGATGAACTATTAAGCAGAGTCTATGATGACATTCTAAGTCTCAAAGACTGTTATGAAGAATTGATGTCTGTTAGTGACAGCGAAGGTCACAAAGAAATTGCCAACTACGCACAGGATAGAATCTTAGCATTGGCTAAGTTTGCGTGGATGTTGAAATCTACATTGGAAGATTAAAGTTAAGCGGTCAGGACCCTATCAAGAACTAGAGTTATTTTGCCGCTTTCTACTCTAGGTATCAACTAATCGGCAGGAGTGGCTTGTGTCGGGTTATCAAATATGCTAGTGGGCTTGTAAGTTAAATCAATTTTCTTATAAGCCGCACTACCCCTAACGATAAAACCATTTCGTTGGTGTAGCTTTAGAAATGCAGTTTGTTCTTTGCGTAGTGTATTACTGTGTAATAAAGGTATGTTGTGCATTTGTGCGAACCTAGTCCAAATATCTATCATTTCTTTTAACAATACAATACGACAGCGAACACTTAGGTTAGGATCTACATGAGCCATACGCACAGAAGCAACTTCTTCAGTGCTCCACATACTGTGTTCTCCGGTCTTAACCCAAGTGTATGCTAACAAACGATTGTTATCATCTCTTGCTGTAACTATCAAATCAGTTTTACCTGTGTAGAATTGATTTACTAGTCCAGTGACAATATGATGTGCTAACACATTAGGATTAAAGTTAAAGATTGTATTGACTTCGTGTTGTATTAGAAGATTCAACTTCATAATATCTTCGCTGTCAGCGGGTGTAGCCAATTTCCAAATATAGTTCATTGCTGTGCCTTTCAATCGTATATTTAACTAGCATTTTTAAAAATAAATAATAGTATGGAAAAAGAACAAGCAAAGACCAAAGGCAAGAATGGCGGTGCCCGTCCCGGTGCCGGACGCCCAAAAGGCAGTAAAAGCCACATTACAATTGAAGGCTTATTAAATCAAGTCCAAGCACAAACACGAGGACAAGACTACGAAGCATTGTTAATTCAAGACTTCTTAGAAGCCAGAGATGGACACAACAAAGAATTATTGTTAAAGTATCATAACTTAATATTGAATAAAGTAATGAATAGTTTGGCAAAGATAGAAGTAACTGATAGCGCAGACGCTGTTGAAGCAAAGAAACTGGCATTTGCTGATGCATTGGCAAAACTCGCTGGTGTAAATGACGCTAAATAATACTATGCCATTGATTAAATCAACTTCAAAAAAAGCATTCAACAAGAATGTGAAAAAAGAAATCGCTGCTGGTAAGCCCCCAAAGCAAGCCGTGGCAATCGCCTATGCTACGAAGCGTTCGGCAGCAATGAAGCCATCAAAGGCCAAAGGAAAATAATATGAAAAATTCAATATTTTATGCGAGCAGTGAGCCAGCAAAAGGCACTAACAAGTTTGCTAAAAATCAATACACTGGTTACAGCAATGATGGACGCGAAGTAAACAAAGGTCGTGGTCCAACAGTTGGTAACAAGAGTAGCAAGTCTACTCCAGGCACAGACGCAATGCCAACTTGCCATCCAGGACACGATATGTTTATGGCCAGTAAGAACCCACAAGTTCGCACTCCAGGCGGCACAAGAGCATTTGCACCCAGCGCAGGTCAAAACTATAAAGGCAACGCAGACAGTATCAATGTAGGTCGTGGCCCAACTAAAGGAAACCAACTATAATGTCTAATCCAATGAGCAAACCAATCAACCAAAAGCGTGGTCCTACTGTAGGTAATACTGCTACAGGATCAAAGCGAGCAGACTTTATGAAAGCTAAGTCTACAACTAACAGTGAGCGTGCCACAATCGCTAACATGATTACAGGCGCACTTGAAATGCGTGGACGAGGTCAAGCAGGCACTGTTAATCCAGCATTAGAAGGCTTACACAGCACAACTGGTAAGCCTGCTAACCCAACTGCCAATGGTAGTAAGTTACCAGCAAAGTATAAGAAGTAAAGCGTAAATACAACGAGGACACTAGTCCTCGTTTTGAATAGAAAATTAAGGAATAGAAATGAGCAAAAAACTAAGCCCACCTTCAACAGCACAGGTGGAAAATCCATGGGACGAATCAGCACCCACAGAAATCACAGCAGACGAAATTATGGCAGTAGCAGAACAAGTTGCTGCCACAGCACCTAAATCAACAAGCAACGCAGACTTTGACATGGAGGGTCTAATGACAGACTTTCCCACGGCCAAAGACCTTGAGAGATTTGTATTTGATGAAACTGGGATTGTCTTAAACCTAAAAGGTCGTGCTAACAAACTAAAGTATCAAGTTGCCATGGATGTATTAAATGGACAAGAAGTTGATCCTAAGTTTATCGGTGGTGATAATCCATACATTGATAAAACAGAATTAGTTCCAGTTGAAGACTTAAAAGAAAAACCAGCCAGAGACAAGAACTTGCCTGAATTATCACAGGTTCAAAACATATTTGTCAGCAATCAAATTCCTCACACAGACTTTGAAAGTCGTATGCAGGACAAGAAAGTAAGTGTATACTTCCGCAAATATAAGAGCGGTGAAATTAGTTATGAAGTTGTTGGTCCAATTGATCAGCGTCCATTTGGTGTTAAACTAGACAAGTATGGTCGTGAGCGTCCTGAGATTATTAAATGGGTTGATCCAAGAACAGGTGAGCAAACAATCGTTCGTGATGATGGCACATTAACTCCACAGGGTCGTAAACTTCGTGCGCTAATGCAGAGTTTCAAAGTAAACAATTCAAATCAGTGGGATACATGGATTGACAGAGACTTTATTACATTAGGTGGTAATAACATCACTGATGTTTGGGATTTGAGCAAATAATGACTACAGCCCGCGACAGTGAAATCCGTAGAGCCACTGAAGCGGCAAAAGTCAGTGATACATTAATACTTCAAAAGATCAATGCGTCACATAGAGTGGCTTTTGCCGAAAAGTTTCCCGGACAAATAGAACACATCCTACGCTTGTTAACAGAACGCTTACAAAGTGGACTTGACAAGCGTGATGGAGTTGAAGTTGATAATCCAGATACTTGGAAAATGACTTGTAAAGAACTCAGTGATTTAAGCACAGCTATTCACCATGTTTACATTGTTAAAGAAAAGTTAAAAGATGTTCAATCTAACACATGATGAATCAAGTGCTGTAGACATAGGTGGAGTTTGGACTGGCCCTGACGAGTTTGAACTTCACTTTAGATTCAATCAAGACGATCAAGAAGATTTTAACTTACATATCATTTTAAACAGAGATGAGTTAAGAGCTTTTGTTCGTTATTTGGACAGCAAACTTACAATGAATCAACTAAGGAACATGTAATGCTGGGCACAGATGTATTAATGAGCCGAGCACTGCGTTGGGCAGTTGATGAACACAATTTAACCATTGATAGTTTGAAAACAATACCGGGTCCATTGAAGTCGCAGTTAATGGATCTAAGTATTGTTGTAGCAGATGAAATGAAATACAATCAGTTAAAGTATTTTAGACCATTTGAACACCAAAAGCGTTTCTTTGCCACAGGCTCAGCGGATCGCCGAGGTATTCTTGCTGCCAATCGTGTTGGTAAAACTGTGTCAACTTGCTTTGAAACTGCTATGCACCTAACTGGACAATATCCAGATTGGTGGACAGGGCATAGATTTACCACACCTATTACTGCTATGGTAGCCGGAGAAGGTTGGTCGCAGGTTGCTTTAGTATTACAAAATGAATTGTTAGGAACACAAGATGTTAAAATTACGGAAAATCTTGGCACAGGTGCTATTCCTCGCGACTGCATTGTGGTTGATACTATGCGTAACGATGGTGCTAATAACATTGGCTGCGAAATTAGGCATATTAGTGGTGCCAATAGTTATTTGCTTTTTGCTAACTATACTCAGGAGGTCAGACAACTACAAGGTTTTAAACTTAATTTGGCTGTCTTCGACGAGCAACCGCCAGATGATTTCTTCAGTGAAATTGTTACTAGAACAGCAACTACGCAAGGAAAGGTTCTCTGTTCGTTTACTCCACTCAAAGGACTCAACGGACTTGTGTCAAAGTTCTGGAACAAAGAAGAAGGCTACGAATACATCAGAGTAAGTTGGGACGATGTGCCAGAATACAGCCCTTGGGGCGAACCATTCTTGTTACAATCAACTCGCAGACAACTTGAAAAAGATTATCTCCCACACGAACGAGAAGCTCGTATTGCCGGTAAGCCAGTTATGGGCAAAGGTGCTGTGTTTCAATTGGGTAACTGGCCCTTGTATAAAACAGGCGAGATTGATTTTACTCGTATGCCCAATATACATCGTGCTATTGCGCTTGACTTAGGTTTGGTTAACGATAAAACAGTTATAAGTTTAATGTATTGGGATCCATATGAGCGAACTGCTTACTTACATAGACAAATTGTTGTGCAGGGTATTGAAGAAGCAGTGCCAACTCAGTATGTCAATCATTTACTTCGTCCTGAAGTGTTTGGCACTCCTATTGTTTTACCTGCTGACGCAAGCACTGCTGGCAGATACACTATGAGTTCAAACAGTATTCGTGAGTTGTTTGAACAGTATGGATTAAATGTCTATGAAAAAGCCATTATGAATCCTGAAGACAGTCAAGGGCGTGTAACCAATCACAAAAGTTATGGTATAAACCAAATGCGTCAAATGTTAGAAGTTGGTAGTTTAATGGTCAATGAGAATTGCACACATTTTTTAAGCGAAGCGCAGAATTATTTTGTAGATGAACGAGGAAGATTTAGTGACCCAGACGATTGTATTGATAGTTGTAGGTATGCTTTATTGGCATGTCTTCAAGGAATCGCCGAGCCCTGGGACAATCGCACACCAGCAGATAGAATGCGAGCACAGCGTGACAGATATGTCATGAAAGATAACACAAATAAACCAGCATGGAAAAAAGCATATGACCCCAACAATTGAACCAAAATTCATTTGTGCTATAGAAGATAACACAATGATACTCTGTGAAAAGCACAGCAAGGCATTTGAAATAGCCGCATTGACAGCTATGACTCCTCATACAGTCTACGAACTAGATGAAGAAGACAGCGAACACATGCCTTGTCATGCCTGTAACTTACAAGACGAGATGACTCGTCCTAAAATTATATTACCGAATTAATAAGTTCACATATGTAACGAAATCTCTATAATACTTAAAGAAGTTTCGTTACATTTTTAAGGAGTAGAAATGGGCAAAGGCAGCACAAGACGTCGTGAAGACACCGAAAAGATTAGAAATAACTGGGACCAGATCTTTGGCAAAAAAGATAGTAAAGAACAAAAGCCTAAACAGCCAGAACAAAAAGACGCTAAATAATACTATCTAAAGGGCTAAAACAATTATGCTTGATATTAAAAATATCCCCGTGCAAAACATTAATAAAAACAAAAAGATTAATGATACTTTTGTGCGTATGAAAAACCAAATGGATGTCAAAATGGCATCTTACTTACGCTATCTAGGCACGAAAAATGCTGTTAACAGAGCGTCAGACTATCACTATCTCTGTTTAGCAGTTACAGATTCAACTGCTCCTGTTAATGGTATTGACTATATTCACCCAAGTGTAAAGCCTGTAGTGGATTATGCCACAGCAGTTATTGCCAAAGGACTTATGCCCAATGGTGAAATCAACTTTGAGTTTGTGCCAGATGGTGAATGGGATGAAGAAGCCGCAAGACAAGCAACTAACATGGTATCTAAAGTTGTTAACCAAATGAATGATCCTCACTTTATTCTTGAGCGTTGGGTTATGGATGCTTGTATGCACAAAAACGGTATGATGATGATCAAACCTGTGCGTGAATTTGTTACTCGTTATGTAGAAACACAGGGCACCAACGAACAACTACGAGCATTTGAATTACAAGCCGCAGAATCTGGACTAACAACACTGCGCCAAAACAAACGACAGTTAACTGTTGAAATGGACAAAGCAATGGCTGAGATTCAACAATTGTTAGGTGATCAACAAAAAGGTCTAGCCAACGAACTATTAGACAAACACATTGATAGTTTGCGTAGCAGTGATGATGAAGAAAACTATGCTACATTAGCTCAAGGTCAAGCAGAAGTATTAGCCAGTCAAGTTACTGGACAAGAAGAAATTATCAATGCGGCTATTACACGCAACACAATTTATAAAGCCAAATACAAAGTAACTGGTTATGGACTAAACATCAAGTTCCATCCTATTGCTCAACACTATTGGATCTGTGATCCTACAGTTCCAGAAATGAAAGATCAACCATTCTGTGGTTACTACGATCCAATGACTATTCAAGAAGCAGTAGATTTGTATCCAGACTTACAAGGTGACTTAGAAAACTTCCGTCAATTTGCTGAATACAATATGAATGGTGCTTATCAAGCAGGTAGCGTATTAAACAACTTGGCTATTCACGCACGTGACTCAGTGCCAGTTATGGGTATTCCAGTAAGCAGTGCCGCTTCAGCAGATCCAGATAGTCGTCAAGTATCAATTGTCACAGTTTGGAACAAGTATGACATTGACGGTGATGGCGAGTTAGAACTAATTGAATTGATTTACTCGGGAAGTTATATTATTTCCGCTCGTGAAGTAGAGTTTATTCCAGTTGCTAATATGTGTCCAAAACCACTACCTGGAAACTTCTATGGTATGAGTATTGCTGAATCAGTTATCCCAATGCAGGAATACGCAACATCAGCGGCTCGTGCTGAAATTCAATTAGGTCTATTAACTGCTACTCCTCGTATTGGTGTTAAGCCAGATAAGTTAGACTTTGAAATGTTACAGGATGGCGAAGCCGCTATCTTTATTTTGGATTCAAAATTTGATCCTGCAAAAGATGTATACCAAATTCCTCCTCCAAGTGGCAACTTAGCATTTCTTGAACAAAGTATGAATCGCATACAACAAGACACAATGGCTATGGTTGGTATGACTACACCTCAGGATGTATTCAATCCAGAAGTTATGGCACCAGGTAACAGCGGTGTTAAACTACAAATGGCACTTACACCAAATCAAATTATTCAAGACAACACAGTTCGCAATGCCGCAGAAGGATTGAAAGAAGCACTATACTTGGTATGGCGCACTCTAATCCAGTATGGTGACGACTTTGGTGTTAAGAAGATTGCCGCACAATGTCACCCAGATAAAACTCCTGTGTTCTTAGACTATAAGAGTTGGGATGACATGACTTCAATGACTGATCGCAAGCAACTAACATTAGAACTTGCCTTAGGTATGCAAAGCGAAGAAAACGCATTAAACAGATTACAGATTATTCAAAAGAGTCAAACTGGTTTATATCAAACTGTTCAAGCAATGGTAGCACAGGGCACTATGACTCCTGAAATATATAAGAAAATTAAAAAGCCTTATGCTGATACATTATATACATTAGGTGTCAAAGACTGTGATACTTATTTGCCAAGTGATGATGAAATACAACAAATGATTGCTCAAGCACAACAAAGCCAAGAAGGTAAACAACCAAGCCCAGCAGATCAAAAGGATCTAAGTGTTGCTAAACTCAATGAAGTCAAAGCACAACAGATTGCTGCCGAAGTTGCTGGCGAAGATGCTGAAAGTCAATTAGACTTTATGGCAATGGCCATGGGTGATCCAAAGGTTTATTCTTAAACACTAAATAAACATAGAATAGAATAGCCAATGATAGATAATAATACCGTAGATTTTTACAACAGCAGACTGACAGTTGACTTAAGTCAACCCAGTAAGTTAACAACATCTCAAAAGGATCAAGTTAAACATTATGGCAGTCTTGCCGAAGCATTATTGAAGAACAAAGATTTAGCAATGTTTGTTCATCATTTTAAATTTAGTGTTGCTGATGAATTAGCGTCCATTCGCAGTCATCAACAAGACGACAATACTCGCAGAATCGCGTTAACCAACGAACTTGCGGGCATTGACAATTTTGTGAATAGTTTAAAGAGAGCTGTTTACTTAAAAAACCGTATCGTAAGTGCTGAGAAAGCACCCGATGCTTAAAAGGAAAATAAATGGAAACAACGACAAGTCCTAACACCGATACTGGTGCGGTCGCAAGTCAAAGTGCAGTCCCAAGTTTGGATAGTATTGCCGCTAAAATGACCGCTATGCGTGAACACACAGAGCGTAATCTAATTAGACAGCAGTCCGAGCAAACTGCAACAGGAGAAGGAGAAGCGGCAGCAACTTCAACCTCTGTGGCACCCAGTAATGAGGAAGCCGAAGTTGATGATTCAACAACTGAAGAATATGCCAGCGACAGTCAAGAAGCAGTAGCCCCTGAAGAGGTAAGCACTGATAGTAATGATTCTAGTGCCAATGAGTTAATTGATTTTATTGAGTTTGCTGAAACAAACCCAAATGCCAAATTCAAGTTTATGAAGAATGGTAAAGAAGTTATCATTGATGCCAAGAAAGCCGCAAGTATTTTAGGTCAAGGATCAGCAATACACGAAGAAGCAAGACAGTTGAAAGTGGAACGAGCCGAATTTGACGAATATGTCAATGAAGCAAAACAACGCCAAGATCAACTTACTCTAGCAATGGAATTTACAGTTCAACCTAAGTTGAAAAAAGTCTATGATGAAATTGTTAAAACACAACAGTATCAAAACACTTTTCAACAGCAGTTGGCGCAAACAACGGATCCAGTTGCGATAGCAAGGATTCAAGCGAACATGGCACAGAATGAACAGTATATAAGACAGCAACAACAGCAGATTAATAGTTTGCAGCCTGCCTTAGAACAGTTCAAACAGATACGCAAAGAACAAGTAGGAGAGGCTTTAACACAGGCTCGTAAGAATTTCCAAGATAAGGAATTACGCAACGAGTATGTATACAACGAACTTCGTGAGAAGATTGAAAAAGTTTATCCTGGTTCAAAGCGTGAATTAGTGCCTGGAATTCCAAACATTGACTTGATCGCCAGCGATGAAGCATTGTTAAGTTTAGTCCGTGATGGATTGCGTTATCGCGATAAGCCACAGACAAAAACAGCAGGAGCAAGTATGGCTCAGTTGACACAGCGAAAAGGTTCAACTAACACAACAAAGTCTAATGATGACAACATCAGCAAACTTCGTGAACAAGCCAATAAAGGCGACCGCAAGGCCGCTGACAACCTCTTAGTAGCCCAGTTGCAAAGATTGCGATCAGGCAGAGGTAGTAGATAATTTAAAGGAGCCTAAAATGGCAGAAATTACAACAAGTCAAATTGGTAACGGCACAACTGCATACGGCAGTGACATCGTTGTCAAGGATTTGGACCTAGATGTGTCCAATCGCGTTAAGGATGATACCCCTGTTTTAAACATGGCTATGTCTAAAAAGCGTAAAGTTAACAGCACTTTACCATTGTGGGCTGACGATATCTATCGCACACCTGCAGTTCAAGCACAAGTTGAAGGTGCCGCTGTTTCTACAGCAAATGCAGAATCTAACAGTCGTTACAACTTAGGTAACTACACACAGATTTTCTCTACAACTATTGCTAGTTCTGGAACTGCTCGCGCAGTTATGCAAGCCGGTGGTGATCCACAAGCGTTAACTTTTAAAAGCGCCCTTACAGCGTAAGCTGTATTGAATAACTCTGTGAAAACGGTGAAACTCTTAGCAAGTAAAGTTGAAGACAATACCGTGCCAAGCCCAAGCAATTGGGAAGGTGTAACGACTAGAGCGTAAGCTCGTAGGGTCAAGTGACCCGAAGTGCAGAGAATCCTTAGGGATTGTGAGATAGTCTAATCTATATGGAAACATATAGCAGCCGTAACAGGCGGTAATAGAATTAACGAATCTATTGCGAATATAAATGATCAAGAAGTTAAACAACTAATCGAATTGATGTTCGACGTTGAATTACAATTAGTTCGCGCAGACCAAATCGGCACAAAGTATGCTGGTCAAACAGGCACAGCTTCTGGCTTGCCAGCAGGTCAAACTGGTCGTCGTATGGGTTCATTGGCTTCATTCGCAGGCACAATCTCCATTAACGCAGCCGCTGGTTCTGGTTCATTGAGTGGTGTTGATACTTTCATCAACAACGAAGACACTGACGTTGCAGTTCAAGCAAGTAACGCTTTCCGCGTTTACGCAAATGGTAGTTCATTCTTGGGTGGTTCTTTTACTAACCAATTGTTCAGTCCAGCATTATACAAGCAATTGGTAACAGTTGCTGAACAACGCTACAATGCGAAGATTCGCACTATTGTTGCTCCAACAAGCCTACGCACAAGTCTTTCTGACAACATGCCTCAGAGTCGTGGTATCAACCGTGTTGATTCTGCTCGTGGTGATACAATTCAAACTTATGAAGGTGACTTCAACTACACATACGAAATTTTTGATTCTTGGATTATGGACAGCGTTAACCCTAACGCTATCTACTTCTTGAACGAAGATGTAGTTCAGTGGGGTAGTTTGCGTGACCTAGGTCCTAACAACGAAGTATTCTCAAATGCTGACGCTAGTTTAGACCAGTTCATCATGGAGGGGACATTGATTGTTCGTAACCCAGCTGGTGTTGGTCTATTGAACAACATTGAAGCAGGCACAAGTTCAAGCCTACCAAGTGCTCGTGCAGCCGCTTATGTAAGCCGCACAAACATTGGCCCAGGCGATGTTACACCTTAATTCTTAATAGATTTAAGTTAACCACAAAAGGCTACTTCGGTAGCCTTTTTTACTGACTTTAGAAACGCTAAATAATACTATGAGCAACAATCAACCCGAATACCTGGACAACTCTGATCCAGAGAAAGACTTAAACTATTACCGTCAAGATAATGGCGGTATGATTACTAGCCACAACGGCGTAGCAGACAAGTTATTACAAAATGATGATTTATATCGCAGTATGAAAGGCGATTGGACACGCACTAATACTAACAAAAGCGGTAACATCATTGTAACAACTGGTCGTGAAGATGGTAAGTTTTACATCAAGCGTGAACAACAAAACACAGAAGCAATTAAACAAGCAGTTAGAAACTACAGAGCAGCCGCTGAAGCAGGTGTTCCTGATCCCTTAGCACCAATTGGCGAAGATGGTAAACTAACATTCAAATGGATGGACTTACCTCAGGTCATTGCTATTCGCATCAGTGATCAATACTTTGATGGTATTCCTTGGAATGCGTTAAAGAATGATAGAACACTTAAAGCGCAGTTTTATCGTGTAGTTGAAACAGAGTATCCGGAATATGTTTGCTATCCAGGTGGCAAACTACCAATACCAGTTGCAGTTCCTTACCCAACTAAAAAGGGTGAGAAAAAATATTTTAGAGGACATTAATAATGTATACCGTTCCCACAGCCGATGCGCTTGTAGACTACATCAAAGACTTTACAGGCAGCACTAACACAGCAGAAATTAAACAATGTATTTTCTTGGGCGAATTGTCCATGCGTAACATTGAGTTGCCAGCATTGCGTAGCGATCCCTATGATCCACAATACATTGGTGTTGTTGACAGTGAAGGCGGAATTCCTATTCCCGGTGATATGAACAAGCCAATCTTGTTTTTCAAACAGGGTATACAATACATTACCAGTGTAGCCGCAACAGGCACAAGTGGACAACTAACAATTACATTAACAGAAGCAACATCAAGACCATTAAGTTCTGGCTTTTTAGTCAGCGGCACTGGTATCGCAGTAGGTGCTACTGTAGTCAGTGTAAACGGATTAGTAGTAACACTTAGTTTAGCTAACACAGGCACAGTCAGTGGAGATGTAGTATTTCAAAGTCCTCCAGGTGATGGCGCAAGCAGCCAAACAGGTCCTTGGATTGTCTATGACCGTATTGGTGACAGAGATATTATTACACAGGGCATGATTGCTCAACTTTACTTACAACCAGTTAATGTGCCCGCAGTTATTCGCGGTAAGTTCAGTGAAGTAGCACAGAAGTATAAGTTTTTACCCTATGCCGCTGAAGGTGATTTGGTTAACATGTATTACTATAAAGCATGGCCAATCTTGTTTAGTCCAGTAGCAGATATTTTGGTCAGTGCCACAGGCACAGTTGATAGTGTAGCAGGTGCGAGTAGTCCTTGGACTGTGGTTATTACTAACTTAGTTGATACAGCAGGTCTTGTTTCAGGTGATAGACTAACAGCCACAGATGGCACAGGCACAATTAGCAATGGCGGTGTTATTACTGTAGACAGCGTAGATAGTTCAACACAGATAACTGTAACTGTTACCGGCGGAACTATTCCAACAACTGGCACAATTACAGACATCAAACTAACTGACTTAAACACACAAACAAATCCAGTATTACAAACTTGGCCTGAAGGTTACATTTACTCAACTTTGCGTGAATACTACATCAAGCGTCACAATGAAGCAGATGCTGCCACTTATGAAGCCAAGTTCCAAAGTGCTTGGGCGGCTGTAACAGATCAAAACAATTTAGGTAAATGGAGCGGTGGACACACTCGTTTAACATCAGTATGGCAACCACGACAGTATCGCCAATATAACATTAAGTAAGGACCACAACGATGCCAAGTTTATATGAATCAACGGTTAATACAGGGGAAGTAAGTTCAAGTAACTTTACCACTCTGTATAACGCAAGTGGATTGGCTGTGCCTAATGCAGGCGCAGGCAGCGTTACAGGTAACTTGAATGTAGGCGGTAACTTAACTGTTCAAGGCAGTAGTTTGCTCATAGGTGAAGTCACACTACAAAGCACACTAAGTTTACCCAACTATACATTTCCATTACCAGATGGTAGCACATTCCAAGTTTTAGTCACAGACGGTAACGGTAACTTGTATTGGGATGATGTCAGTGCTATTCCAGGTGCTGACTATAGTATCTCAGCAACAACTGCCACAGGTGGTGCCAACTTAACATTAGCTAATACAGCAGGCTTTACTGATTCAGTTAAGTTTGCTTCAGGAACAAATATTACAGTTAGCAGAACAGATGCTAACACAATTACAATCAGCACTACAGCAGATGACATTCCCAATGGCACAGCCAAGGGTCAAGTATTATATTGGAATGGTAGTGCTTGGACTGCTAACAATGTTATATCCAGTGCTGCCAGTGCTGATCGTTTTACATTAGTCTATGAAAACAGTTCCCCAGGAACTAACAGCGCACTATTCTTGCGTAAAGACTATGGTGCTACAAACTACAGCGAAGCAAGCAATGATGGTGTTGGACTTAATTATAGTGTAACCAGCAACAGTCAAGGTCTAAGCAGTTATGGTATTGTTAATTTTGAATATAGTGCCACTGATCCTCAGTTTATTGTTAGTAGTTCTACTAATAACTTTACAACAGCAGGCACAGTATTATCATTAATAGATAAGACTACTGCAAGTTTTTATGCTCCTGATATTACTTTAAATAGAAGTCAAAGTGGTAGTCCAACATTAAATGCTACAATCACAGCCAATCGTGGTAGTTCAACAGATGCCACATTAACTTGGAATGAAAGCACAGATACTTGGGACTTTACTAACAGCGTAGTTATTGCCAGCGACTTAGCAGTTAATGGTGGTGATATTACCACTGTGCCAGGCGGTATTGCCAACTTATACAACAACAACGCAGTTGATACAATTAACATTGGTAACGGTGTAGTCACAGAAGTTAACATTGGTAATCAATTTAGTGGTAGAACACAAATCAAATCTGGAACTATTGTAGGTGCTAATACAACTCAAAATGTATTTGACACAGTAGCAACAACTGTAAATGCGTTTGGAGCAGCCACAGCAGTTAATATTGGTGCAAGCACTGGTGTAACTACTATTGAACATGATTTAACTGTCAATGGTGGCAACATTAACTTAAATGGACAAGCCGTTGCCGCAACACAACCATTCTTAACATTTCAGACTCAAACATCTGGAACTAATCCTCAATATGGTATTAGAGGACAAAGTGGTGTAGATGATCCTTGGTTTGTTGGCGCAGGATCAACAGGTGCTGATCAAGGTTATTTAGAAATTGCCACAGGTGATAACAGTGGTGGCAGTAACAGTGGTGGCCAAATCTATGTTCGTCAATACAATGGCTCAGGCGGCGGTGGTGTGCCATGGTATGGTGGCACTGGCACAGTAGTTAATGAATTTACACTATTAGACAATTTAGGCAACACAAGTATTCCAAATAACTTAACAGTTGACAGTGGCACATTGTTTGTTGATGCTACAAACAACAGAGTTGGTGTTAATACTATAACACCAACCAATGCGCTAAGTGTAGTTGGTAATGCTGATTTCAGTGGCGATGTAACTGCCAGCCAATTTACTGTAGATACTGCGGCAACAATTAATACACAGACTACCACAACTACTACAACCAGTGCTACATCTATTAGTAGCACTACAAGAACTACACAAAAAGTTATTATATCAATTACAGATAATGTCAGCAGTGAAATGCATGTGCTTGAAGCATTGGCCTTTATGAAAGGCACTTCGGCATATCTAACAACCTACGCTGAAATGTATTCAAGTGCCGCATTAGCGACATTTACCACAGATGTCAGTGGAGGTGCAATACGCATCTTAGCTACACCTGCAAGCACTAACAGCACTACATTTACAGTTGCTCGTATTAGTGTAGATTAAACATAAGGATTGTGTGAATTATGTCAAACGAAAAATTCAAAGTTAAATTTGGTCTCGCAGTAGGCGATACCGTAGCAACCGTAGATGGCACAACAGGTGATATTATCACTGCTGGCACTTTAGATGTTCAAGGCGGCAGTATTACAGATTCAACTGGTGCTCTTACTATTTCAACTGGAGCCGCAGATGGTGCCATTACATTAGATCCAAATGGCACTGGCGATGTTGTGTTAACATTTGCCAATGGCGGTAATTTAACAAATAGCAGAAACTATGTATATGGTGCTATTCGTAATGCTACAACAGAGTCAAATGGTGATGAATGGAGTTTTAGTTCTGGTGCAGGCTCAGCATATCGCGGTGTTACATTAGATAACAGCATAGACACAACTAAGCGAGTGGGTGTTATACTACGCAGTTATGGCGTAAGTGGTGGTGCTCCTAGATCAGGTATTATCAGTGAAATAGCCAGAGGAACAGCAGCCAGTCCAAGTAATATTAATTCCAGTGATAGATTATTAGAACTATTTGGCAGCGGTTATGTTGGTGCAGGTGGCACCAGTGCCGTCAGTGGGTGGGCATCAGACAATGTGGTTAATGTGCCTGCGGCTCTTAGATTTGTAGCCAATGAAACTTGGAATGATGGCTTGAATAAAGTTGGCACAAGATTTCAAGTTATTCAACAACCATCAAGCACCGCTTTTACTACAACTTCAACATTATTAACATTTAATCACGCACCCGAAGACACAACTATTAGAAGTGATAGTTTTACTTTGTCTAATAAAGCAGGCAGTGATATGCTTACTGTAAATAGCAGCGGTGATGTTGTCTTAACTGGTGATCTACAAATCAATGGCAATAACATTTTAAGCAGTGGTGCTACTAATGCACTAACACTACAACCAATTACTGGTTTTAATTCTAATACTTACTTAGATGGTAATTTGGTTAAAGGTATCATTCGTGATGCTACTACTGAAGCGGCTGGTGATGTTTGGAGTTTCTCAAGTGGAACAAGCAGTAACACTAGAGGTATCAGCGTAGATAACAGTGTAGTTCCGAGTAAGCGTCCTGGTTATATTACTCGTGCTTATAGTAGTGGTAGTGGTGTTGCGGCTCGTGCTATGTTTGTTACTGAAGTTGCTCGTGGTAATCCAAGTGGTGGTTTATCAGCAGTTCAAAATACAGACCGTTTCTGTGAAATTACAGCACAAGGCTACAACGGCACAGCATGGACCAGTGATGTAGTTGTAAACAATCCATTTACTATTCGTGGACAAGCTACAGAAGCTTGGAGCGAAAGTCCTCGTCGTGCTGGCAGTAAGTTTTTAGTTATTGCACAACCAAGTGGTGTTGATTATACAACTAGTAGCACTAGCACTATCATTGACCACAATCCATTAACTGCAACTTATATTGCTGATGCTTGGACATTCAAAACTAGAACCACTGCCAGCGGTGGAACAAACACAACACAGTTAACATTGGACAGCAGTGGTAATGCAGTTCTAACTGGTGATTTAACTGTCACTGGTAATGAAATTAAATCTAGCAGTGCTAATACTGTATTAGAATTTAACGATGTTGATGCTAGAGTAGCAGGTGAACTTACAATAACCGGTAATAAGATTCGCAGTAGTAATGGTGCGTTTCCTGGAGGTGATATTGCTGTTCAATTAACTGGTAATGATGTAGAAGTTGTTGGCGACTTAACTGTTACAGGCAATGAAATTAAATCCAGCACAGCAAACACAGTTTTGCAGTTTGATGATGTTAATGCTAGAGTAGTAGGTGAACTTACTGTCGCAGGTAATAAGATTCGCAGTGGTTCTGGTAGTTTCCCTGGAGGTGATATTGCTCTTGAATTCGCCGGCAATGATGTAACCAGTCCTGGTAATATTCAAGGTGCCACACTTTTAACAGTGGGTCCATTTGATACAAGTCAAACTATTACTGCTAACGCATTCTTGTTAGATACTAATACTGCGGCCGGTGCTACATTAGGTGTTAATGTAAAATACAAGCCAAGTTCAGGAAGTTCAACTTTTTCAATTCCACAATCTGGTTGGAGAATTGGTGGTTATAAATTTAATGGTGATGACAGCACCACAGGAACTGCCAGCGTTTTAGCAGGTCAATTGTCAGTTGTTGCCACCGAAAATTGGGTTAATGGAACAGCCAACGGAACTGCTATTCAACTATTAGCCAACAAAAATGGTCAACCATGGCTTACTGGACATGGTCCTGTGGCAAGTTTTAATCCAAATAGTAGTTATATTAAGAGTGATCTTTTTTCATTCTTAGATAGTAGTAATGTAAATTTAATTGGCAACAACATCAACTACAACCGTGTCTATGGACAATGGCAGTATGATAATACAATAACACCAGTGGCAAGTAATACTGCTTATGCGTTTCCAATTGCGTCAGGTGTTGTAGATTTTGCTAACATTGCCACTGTTGGTTCAACAAGCAGAATCATTCCAGGTGCGGCTGGTATGTATAAACTACAGTTCAGTGTTCAAGTTAGCAATGATGACAACGCAGCCGAGCACACTGCTTACTTCTGGTGGCGTAAGAACGGCACAGATGTGCCAGGAAGTATGGGACAAGTTGGTGTTGTTAAAGCCACAGGTGCTAACCCAGGTTTAACTATTGCAGGCTGGGACAATATGATCAGCAGTGCCAATACCACAGATTACTGGGAGTTGATGTATGCTGTCAGCAACTCGACGCACTTATCATTCCCAGCATTTGGCACAACAGCATTTGGTCCAAGCACAGCCAGTTTGTTTATTACATTAGTCCCCGTAGGAGCATAAAGTGAGCCGAGAAGAAGTTGATTTAGCCACGCACGTAGAGATATGTGCGATTAGATATCAAGGTATCCAGGAGAAAATTGATGGCATTGAACAAAGACTTGACAAGGTGGAGACTACTGTCACTGCTCTTAAAAGCGAAATGCAAGCAGGATTTAATGACATCAAAATTCTGCTTGAACAACAAAACAACGCTAGGTTCGTTCAACTTATCACCACCCTGGGAACAGTAGCAGTTGCTATTATTGCCGCAGGTGCCGCTTGGGTTAATCGTTAAAAATACCAACAGGACATAGCCATTAAATATGGCTATGAAGCGTAGTATAAAATGGATAGTGCCCAGGTCAGCACCCCGAGATGACCCACGAATAGCCATAGCTAAACACATTGGCTGGATTAAACCAATAACCACGGAAACTGAATACAGCTTACCCGAGCCAGATCATTACAACTATGCCGGGCTTGCAAATAAACCCGTTGACTGTCCTTTCATTGCCGATCAAGTATTTTATCAAGATAAGAAAACAAAACTTTGGTGGAGTATATACTATGTCACTGAACAAGACAATGACGCTTTTCTTCAATGGAGTGAAGACATTAACTTTACACAATGTTGGACACCATTTAGACAAACTAAAATGAGAAATCGTCGCAGTATGCTTTGGGCTAGACACAACATCAGCGAAGGCAACCAAACTGACAATGAACGCTTGTATACCATGGGCTACTACGAGAAACTTAAAAGTAAATACTTTGACGATGATACAAAATATGTTGATTCGTTATTAGGTGAGGCAAGAGCCGCACTTAAAAACTATGTTCCCCAGGAGCATAGTGAAGAGGTAGATGATTTTTAATCAATACCTTTAGTTTTACTGTTATGATAACTTCAAGCCCCTTTAGAAATAGAGGGGCTTTTTTTTACCACTAAAGTATTAGAGCCTAAATTCGTATTATTTCTACTAAAGTAGTATATAGACCAGTGATCAGGTCATTTAACGCTGAAATAAGCAATCTGCTTAAAAATTAAGCAATTTCTGGTAAAAAACCTGCGTTTTTTATGCCGCAAACGGCGATATTTTAATTGGTATAAATTCGCTTTGATGTTATAATAACTACATAGCAACAAAACGCTATACAACTTTTTAACTTTAATCAGGAGATTATAAAATGGCTAATTTTATCGTAATGGAACTTGCTAAGGATCCCGAAAATCCTAAAGAATGGTTTTGGACTGGTCGTAGTTTTATTGCTACATCTACAGGACATTCGGTAGACGAACTTAAACAAAGCGAATTCTTTTGCAGTAATTTCAATCGTCAATGCGATGAAGAATTTGGCACTTGGGAAGGTGTAGAAATCCTACCATTTCCAAATACAAGTAATAAGCCTACTATGGTTAAAGTTTTAGATTACGCACTACCGGTAATGATATAAACTATGACTACAAGACAACAAGACTGCCTCAACCAAATGCGTGATATTTACGCACAGTTTACTGGCGAAGAAGTAGCACAGGCTATTCGTGTCATTCGTGCTGAATTGGTTGCAGAAGAACTGAGAACAGATTTACAGCGTGAGATTTTGGCAAAACAAAGTCTACTTGATAAGTTGACACAAAATAAATAAGACAGTATAATATACACATAGCAAACGCTATAAACCGTTCAGCACTAAGGTGCAGAACATTTTTACTTTAAACTTTAAGGAGTTATCAAATGGCAACAATCGCCCAACCCGTCCATAACGGACAATTCGCAGTAATCCAATCCACACCCGGACTTGGTGTCACACACACTACTCGCACAACAAGGATCAATCCCATTGCCAAAGAAGTTCAAGATACTTTCGATGGCATTTACGCACAGACAACCAGTTTCGTGCAAAATCCAAATTCGGCAATCAATGGTATGATTGTATCAGGCGATGCTGGTGTAGGTAAAACTTACACAGTTAAAAAGGCATTGGTTAATACTGGACATCAACAAAATGTTGAATATATTAAAGGCACAAAAATTACTGCCGCTGCCTTGTATGTTAAACTTTATCTCAATCGTGCAAGTCATAGAATTATTGTTCTTGATGACTGTGATTTGATTCACCATCATGAAAAGAACTTAATTGTTCCAATGCTACTTGGTGCAGTTGATCTTGGTAAGAATCGTAGCATTGGCTGGGAAACTACAAAGAAGAACGCATTGATGGAAGAATTCAATGTTCCACATACTTTTGAATTCAATGGTAATGTAATTTGGATTACCAATGACCGTAAAGACCAAATCGGTAAAGCAGTCAAGCAATGGAAAAACGCTATTATGAGTCGTTTCAACTTTGCTGAATGTAATTTTACAGATGAACAAAAGTTTATGTATACCATGCACTTAGTTGAAAACTGCGACATGCTTGGTAAGAACTGTCAAGAGTTTGTTGGTGGCTATTCACAGAACATTATTGACGAAGCCGCAGATTACATGAGTGCTAACTATCGTCAACTAGTAGAAGTTACACCGCGTATCGCTATCAAAATTGCTGATACTTTATATCATAACAGCGATGTCAACTTGCGTAAGACTATGTTGCGCCAACTTTGGAAATAAGGACTAGTTATGTTTAATAATGAACAATGGGGCAACATTGGACTGCCTGGTTTAGATGATGACAAGCTGTTAAACACAAATTGGAATTTTGCTAAAACAGAAAATGATAAACTTCGTAGAAGCCAAACACTTAAACAAGTAGCGGCACAGCGAGATGAGACTTATTATCAAAATCAAAAGCAAGGTTGCCAACTACGTGATAACACTTATCAAGCAGAGAATCTAGCAAGACCAGAAGTGCGAGCAAAACTCAGTGCTAGATTAACTGGCAGAGAAAAAACAGCAGAGCACATTGCCAAAGTGGCAGAAAAATCCAAAGAACGAGCACTTCCTTGTATTACTCCATTGGGCGTATTCCGCAGTGGTGTTGAGGCTGGTCTAGCATATAACCAAGAACGTGGCGTGACCAATGGTAGAAATGCTGTTTGTAATAAATTGAAAAAAGGCGTCTCAGGTTATCGTTATATTTCTGTTGAAGAATATATTATGCTTACAGGAAAAGAACTATGAACAACGAACAATGGGGTAATATTGAACTACCCGGACTCAGTGATGAAGAACTTCTCAATAAGAATTGGAATAAAATCACCGGAGCACGCGAAGCAGTTAAAGCCAGAGAAAAAAATGGCTGGAAAGAAAAAAACGAACAACGTTTTGAAGATTCTGAATATAGTAAAAGAGTAGCCAAATCTATCAGTGAAACTTATTCAACTGAAGAAGGTCGTAGAAAACAATCAGTTAAATCAAAACCTCATAAAGAAGAAGCTAAAGAAAAAATTCGTAAAGCAAATATTGGTAAACAGCGTAAAGGTCAATCTTGGATTAAAAGTATGGCTGAAAAGAAAAAAGGTAATACTTGCCGTTGTAAACCAATTGTAACCCCAATAGGTGTTTTTATTAGTCTTAAAGAAGCAGAAGGACCTACAAAGATTTCTATAGGTAGACTTCGTAGATATACTAAACAACTTCCTTGGAGTAAAGATTATTATCATATTACCAAAGAAGAATATATTATGCTGACAGGTCGTGAGCTGTAAGATTTTTAGTATAAATAGTTATGTAAAGGGCGATTATGTTTCTCAATCGTTATTTGCCAAAGTATATGAACCTCAAGTGTGCTTGCCCTTTACAGCCAATCCGCAATGGAAAGGCACTGAAATCCCCCGTTTAAGGCATTTTTCGGGGGATTTCTTTTGACTACATTTTTCCTTGACAATCACAGTGAAATAGACTATAATATATAAATACATTATACAGGCAAATAAGGAATTAGAGATTATTCCAGTCATTATATTATATAGGAGACATAAATGGCAAAAATACAAGCACAGGGTCCATGGACTATTACAAATTCAGTTCAACGTGCCAGCAAATATCACGACAGTGATTATACTTACATTACAATGAAGAACTACAATGGCGACATTGTTCATACTAACATAGAAGAAGACTTTAACAACAATCAGTATTGGGCAGATGTTATACAGGCTTTGGACAATAATTATGATGTTGTTATTGATGATATTAATTACAAAACCAAATATGGTAAGATCGTCACAGACAATAGAACAGGTAATCCTATTATTGATGCTGACAGCAAACCCACTATTAAAAGTCTAACTAAAAACTTGGACAAGCAAGCTGATGCTGATCGCAAACTTGCATATAATAATGCAAAGACACAGGAACTTGTAAATTTAGGCATAACACAGACCAAGGGTAAATGGGATATTAAATGTTATATGGATAAGAACGGTGAGTTTGTTGATGATCTTAATCCACAAAAAGGCGATAACATTGAATTGATTCGCGAAAAATTAAAAGTCAAAACATTAATCAAACACGCTGATATGTTAAACAAGGGTTTAGTATGACAGTGATCATAGACAGCCGTAGATGCGGCGAAGGCAAAACTTATGACAACACGCCCACACCAACATTTCATCAAGGGCGTGTGTTAAGCACTTGGAGTAACATCAAATATGGATGGCAGTTGGGCTATAGATATTTGGTAGTCTTACCTGGTATAGCACTCTGTGACGCTTATGAAGCAGAGTTCATTGACTTTCTCAACAAAGAATGTCCTCAGGGACACAGCAATCAATTGGCAAAGATTACCAGTGTTAATGCTAGTAACGTGCAAAGGCAACTACACGAAGAACTTAATAATCGCTGTGCCATTATCATTATCACGCAACAAGCATTTTTACAAAGCACTATTGTTAGTTCAAATAGACAGCAATACAACTTGATCATTGATGAAGCTATTATGCCCTACAGGGAAATACCAGTTTATCACGAAGATACCTGCGGCGTAGATTTTAAGTGGGATGAAAATACAACTTTGGTTGAACCCACAGATGGCGCTGTTGAATGGAAGATATTAAACTTTCACAACTTGCAGGGCAACTTTATCACAGATGCTGCCGAGCAAACACGTTATTTGTTTAATCCCAATTGGCAAAGTCGTTGTCACTGTGATGACTATACTAAGTTTGCTGATCCCATACCAAAAACAGAACGCATGAGCATTATACAGGAACTATTACCTATGATCTTTGATCATTGGTCTAGTATTTGGATTGCCTGCGCTGCCTTTGAATATACGTTTATGAGCCGTTGGATGACTGAACATAACATACCTTGGAAGATACACAGTAAATTACAGTTTAAAGCACACCGAGTTAAAATGAACATTCACGGTCCCGAAGACAAGTTTACTTGGAGTAGCTATAAACAGGACAATGAACCTGAACTTATTCAACAGTATAAAACACAGGCTACTAGCATTGCCGAAGATGATGGTGTATTGGTCTTACGCAACAACACACAAAACAGACAAGTATTCAAAAATGAAATCAAACTTCCCCATAACAGTGCAGGCAGCAATGACTATAAAAAATATGAATACGTTAGTTTGGAAAGTGCTTTAAATGCTACACCAAATATGACTAGATTTCTTCGTGATGTTTATGGCATTGACAAATCTAATAATTTAGATGTAGTGCATATGGCACAGACAGTGTATACATTTTATCAAACTTTAATGCGTAGTTGTCTAAGAAGCGGTAAACCAGCAACTGTGTTTTGTTTAGACAACAGAGTTATTTTGGGCTTAGGTGAATTCTTTGAAGATATCAATTACAACGAACTGCGTTTGGTTCGTAACACAGATATTAATGAACCTGGTAGGCCATTAAAAACCCAATTGGGCAGGGCATTAACCGGTAATGAACGCACTCAATTAAGCAGATGGCGTAAATTGACCAGATATCAGGGATGGACTGATGAACAAATACTGGCAGATAAACAGAAAAAAATGTAACGAAACTTCTTTAACGCTTTAAGAGATTTCGTTACATATGTGAACTTATTAATTTAAAGGAATAACCAATGAAATACCTAATACAAGAAACTATTATTATCAAAACAGACAGCAACGAAGAACTCAGAGATTTTGTTAATAAAGAACTCACAGAACAAGAGTTCTTATTAGCCAAACTCAAAAACCCCAAATTGGCATATTGGACCATTGATCCACAAGGCATAAAACGCCATTACAGAAACTGCGAACTACAAGTAACTATTCATGGCGATGAAATAACTAATCACAGCTTGTTATCTCAGGTAAAAAACTTTAAGATCTTAGAACCATAATCTACGCATTTAATGAAATACATAAATAAATAACACATACAGAAAGGCAAATAACAAATGGAACAAACAAAAAAGCCCATGGGAAGACCAAAAGGCTACAGCCCTGGTTGGAAAAGAATTACCACACATCAAGTAGGTCTTTGGACTTGGAACTCAGAGACACTGCATAGTCGTTTAGTTAAAACAGCTCCAGACAAATGCTGGGCTTGGACAGGAAGTAAAAACGATTATGGAAATATCTTCGGTGCTTACAAAAACAACAAAAAACAAATGACACAGGCAAACCGCCTTCTATACATGGAAATACACAATGAACCCATTGATCATTTAGCAGTTAAAATGAAATGCGGTAACAAGCACTGCTCAAATCCCCAGCATTTTTACACAGATAGAAACTTTAAGTATAAGCCATGAAACAAATAAGACACAGCCTAGAATATGAAGGTGTTAATCACCAAGCAATCATCTCTGCACTCAAAGACTTTTTTGATGAACAACCATTTGCCAATGGCATTGATTGGCAATACAAATATCTTTGGGCAACAATGACCGATGAACAAGCAATGATGTTTTTACTTAAACATCCAGAGTTTATAGGAAGGTTTCAAACAATATGAGTTTCTTTGACAGCATATTTGGCTCATCACCAGCCAATCAAGCAATGAACAGTTTTGCCAGTAATCAAGGTATTGCTAACAGTAATGCGTGGACTACACAAAATCAACTGGCTAACGCTTATAATCAACAACTACTTGGACAATACCAAATGGCAAGGAATAAACCGAAATGGGTGTTTAACGGCGTGGATTGTAATGTTCAAGAGTTTGCTGAACTGATGTGGCCAGACGATGAACAAGCAAGACTTATGTTTATATTAAAACACGGAGGAGTATAAAATGGCACGCCCAGAACCAAAAATAATTGTAGAACAAGAAGTAGACAATGGTGATGTTTGGCAAGTCTTAGAAACAACTGCAACTTATATTATCACTTACCGAGGCAGACCTGTTAACATTAGAGTTATTATCCCTGGACTGGGACACACTAAGTTCAAATACAAGCGAGCCAGTTACAGCGAAGAAGGCACTGCTATAGCTCAGGTTAGACGCTATAATAGAAACTTTAACACCACAGACTTTGATTACATTATAGTGTAAGATAATTCTGAAAGTTAATCATAAAAAAACAGATAAGAATGATTCTTATTACGATATTTGCTACAAAGGAACAAAATGAAATATCAAATCATAAACGGAAATAATATAGATGTCTTGAAGACATTTCCCGATAACCACTTTGACAGTATTGTCACTGACCCACCATATGGCATAGACTTCTTAGGTAAGTCCTGGGACGCCAACACTGGAGCATTAGAAACATATCAAGAATGTTTGCGTGTGTTAAAACCTGGAGGACATATATTAGCCTTCTCCGCAGCCAGAACATATCATCATCTTGCTATTACATTAGAACAAGCAGGCTTTGAGATCCGTGATCAAATAATGTGGATCTATTCAAGCGGCTTTCCTAAATCGCAGGATATTGGCCGTAGTATTCAGCGTAGTCTCGGCATTAAAGAAACTAAAACTAAAAAAGCATTAAATGGTTATGCTAAAGAACAAACTGCCCACGGTGCACAACGAGTAGGAGATGTCACTAAAGATGATTATGAAAAAGAAATAACATCCACCATCTGCACTGATCCAGAAGCACAAAAGTGGGAAGGTTGGGGCACAGCACTAAAGCCAGCACACGAACCCATAGCATTGGCCCGCAAACCTATTAAGTTAAGCATAGCAAAGAATTGTCAAAAGTATGGAGTTGGTGCATTGAACATTGATGCTACTCGTATTCCTATGAGCGATGAAGATATAGAAAAAGATCGTATTT